TTTTATTTGTCTTTTATTAAAGAGCTTCTTCATTTCTAAATACTCCTGTGGCTTGTCCATTCGGTCAAGAGCCTCTAACCCTCTACCATAAATCATATCAATTATTCCATTGATACACCTAGAATTAGTTGGTGAACCTAGATAGTTATCTATAAGATTCTGAAAGTATTCGTTGTCTTCTCCGTAGCATACCCAATCCCTGTTGTATTCTTCTTTTACAACTGGTGTTTGGTAGGCTGCCAAGTTTACTACTCTAATATGTTTATTATCTTCCATTGTATTAATGTATGTTCATTTTTTAAGCAATATAATCCGATGGATTAATCCATTGTCTATCTGATATAAGTCCAGTAACGTTGTCAAACTCTATTAAAAGCCAAGGTTGTTCTTGAAAAGATTGATTCAGTATCCTTTTATTAGCAAAAGTATAAAAACTATACCTTGCATATTGATTTTCATCTGCCTCATATATACTATCTCCATCAGTAGAAACAATAGTTTTGTGAAAAACCCTCATTGAGTTTAAAGGTGCTTTTGCACGATAAATCTTATCTCCAACAGCACCTATAGTACCATTAACCATATCGAAGGCTCTTCTATAGTCTCCTCTATAATAACTAATTCTACTTATTCCAAATCTAGATGAAGTATACTCACCAAATGAACCACCACCTACTTCATTAAACACCGCATCCTCTAATGCAAGTTGACCTTGTAGCCAAGACCTGTAATCACTTAATCTAGAACCTGCACTAGTAAATGAAACAGTTGAATTTATACGAACTTCGTACATTTCTACCATCCTAACATAGTCTAATGAATCTACTGCTTCAACATGAGTTACAATACCATCGGTACATCTTACTAACACCCATACATTTGATGAGTTTTTAGATATAAAATGATACCTATCTAGGTCGTTTACATCTGCATAAGAATCTACATGGCTATCTGTAATAGAAGTTCCCTCTGCATCTGAGTACACGCTCATTCCAACAGTCCAATCAGATATAGAATCTTCTTTGTAAACTTGAGTTGAAATTGTTAAAGAAGAATTATCTATACCATTTTCTTGTCTTGATTGCAAGTATGATATAGTTTCACTAAATCTTTCGTCTCTACCATTTCTAAAATGGTAATATTTACCATTTCTATTTATTGCAGGAAATGATTTCTCTAAAGTATTTACAAGATTAGGATTTCTTCCATCTAGAGCGTTTGGATGGTATCCGTATGTGTTACCTGTATTTGTATTAAATCCATAATAAAAAACATCAACAGCTTCTAAGCTAGAAGGACTGCTATTGAAAACTCCGTATTGAGCTGAACGAACCTTAAAGTCTCCTTGATTATCTTCTACACCCTGATTGTAGATATAACCACTAGAAATCTCCATTTGACCCCTACCATTATTGTTAGAGTCGTAAGCAACAGAATATTCATTTGTATCTGTAATTAGTGTTGAGTCAAAATCAAAAATAGTTTCACCTTCATAAACAGCAATATAAGTTTGAGTTTGTGTAGTTGGTGTCGTAGTTGAAGAACCACTTCCACCAGAACCACTTCCTCCAGAACCACTTCCTCCAGAACTACCGCCTGTTCCATTGCTTGTGCTTACAGGGGAGCTTTCAATAGAAGGATTATATTCATTTCCATAAATAATATATGTATCTGAAGAATCTGCCTGAACGTAATCTCCAGAACCACCCATTGTTTCATTAAATCTAACTATATCTCTATAAATGGGAATATTTGCTGAATCAAAAAACAATACAGATAAAGTAGTGTATTCATCTATAGACTGTATAAAATCTATAGACTCACTACTAATAGTTATTGTTGCAGTTTCATTTTGATTAAAAGTAAATCCACTAAGCATCTCAAGAAACACTTTTGTCTCTTGGTTGATTATAACGCATTTAGTAGCGATGGATTCTCTTCCAGTCACTTTAAGCGTTATTGTAGGTAGATTGCTTATATCTGCTATTGTCATAGTATTATAACAACAAACAGTGGTTTTCATTTTATTTATAAAAAAAGGGGCTTATGTTTAACATAGCCCCCTTAATATCAAAGTAATTAGTTATTACGGATTGATAACTGTTGTGTTAACATCAATGTCAAGTCCAGCTCCTACTATTGAAGATGATACAAAGTAAGCAGGTTCTTTTTCTTTTCCTTCGAAAGAGATGTTGTATCCGTTAAGGTCTCCCATTGCACCGCCAGTAGCAGTAGAAACAGATACCTCTACTCCATTCTGAAGTCCAGCTAATCTAAATCCTCCATTGTAATCTTCTATTAGAATGTGTGGTCTTCCGTAAGAAAGTAATTTAAGAGCTTTTTGAGTAGCAGCATCTTGTTTCTTTAATACGATAGTTCCAGTTTGTGTCCAAAAAGAAGTTCCGTTATCTCTTGAGTTTTCGTTAGTTTCCTCAAAAGTATTGTTGTCACCTCTAAGTTCAAACTTGTAAACAACTAGGTCAGTTGTTAGTGAGGTTATTTGCTCGTCAGCATCTAAGTTAGATGTTGCATCAGCGTAAAGTCCTTCAACGTAGTTTCCAATGTAGATGTTTCTTAATCCACCAACACTTTCCTTACACGCTTCCGTTCTTCCAGTTGCTATATCACAAGGCATATTTTTATATTTTTATAGTTAAACAAAAAAAGGGATGGGATAGAAACCCATCCCCTTTATATTAAATTAAACAGTTATTAAGCTGTATAGTATACAATCTCAGCTCCAAATCCGTACTGAATTCCTCCAGTGAAACGAGCAATTACACGAACATTTTGAGAACCATCAAGGTCAGCCATGTCTAGTACTTTAACTTGGTTTAAGTCAGATAATACACCTGTACCGAAGTATAAGTTAGAAGACTGAGCAGCTACCATTTTGTTATCAGCAAGACCATTAGCCATAAAGATAGATACACCATCGAAAGATAAAGCTCCGTTGTCATACCATTGTGTTCCTTTGTTGTCAGAACCAGCAGCTCCTAATCCAGCAGCTCCAAATCCTCCTAATGCACGAACATAAGCCTTCATAACATTTTTAGAAACATATAATTTAAGGTCTTCTTTTCCATAGATTGCAGAAGGTACAGCATCAACTACTTTTCCCATTTCAGCAATTACGTTACTAGCATCAATTGCTGTTCCAGCTACATCGATAACATCGCCATCAGCAGCAAATAAAGTAGTGAATCCATCAAACTGTCCAGCAGTTGCGTTAGTTCCACTCCAGATAGTAGTTTCCATTTCTTCAGCTACTTTAGAAGCAACGTGTGCTACTAAGAAATCAGCGAAAGATGGAGGTAAGCTGTCAAAAGCTGAATACCCCATAGAGATTGCATCCCAGTCAGAACGGAAATCGTCTTTACATAGTTGTAGGTTTACCTGAAAAGTCTCAGGTGTTAAAATTCTTTCAGCAAGAGTTACTGAAGAACTGTCTGTGAAATCACAAGTGTCATCAGCAATTAATGTTCCTGTAGCCAATGATTTGATTACAGCTTTGAATTTTACATTTGGTTTAACGCTTACACCACCATTTTCGATAGTGTTAGCAGATAGTAATGCAGCAGAGATAAAACCTTGTAATTTCTCACCAGCATAAGTTGTAGTAATAGATGTTGTTGTTGCCATTTTTATTAAATAATTATTTATTAAACATTTTTGCGAATACTCTGTCTTTAGTTGTCATAGCTCTGTTACCACCGATAACAAACTTAGACTTACTTTCAATACCAGCTTCAGGTGAATGAGAGATTTCCTCTACAACCTCATCTGAACTTAGTTCAGCAGGTACTTCTTTATTGTACTCTTCTTCTTTTTTCATAAGACCTTCGATGACACCCATAAATTCTTTCTTGAGGTCTTCTAAGTCTTGTTTAGATGCGTATTCCGCAACAGGGGCTTCATCCTCTATTACTTCTTCCACAACTTCGTCTTCTTCAGCTAATTCAGTAGTGTCTTCTACTACTTCTTCAACCACTTCTTCTTGAGACTCTAATTCAACGTTCTCTACTACTTCTTCAGCAGATAACTCTTCTTTTACCTCCTCTATAGGAGTTTCAGTTACCACTTCTTCAGTAGAAAGTAAAACATCTTTTAGTTTCCCTAAAATTTCTGTTGCTTTCATAAATTAAACATTTTTATATTAGTATAACAATTAAATTAAAGTTTATTTCATTTTTATCTAGTAATCATCCTCAGACTCTGGTGTTCCAGTAATGTTTCCTATTCCTTGCTTCCAGTATTCTGGAGCCTTACAGTCTTTACAGCAGTCTATACAATATGTATTCTTGCACTTACAATATACAGCCTTACTCATTATCTATCTTTTTTAGTTTACCAATAGCCCAGTTAACACCAGCAGACCCACCCCAAGCATCCCACATAAGACCACCACACCCTTCAGAGTAAGGTACATCTTTATGTTGTTGATGTCTTTTGAATGATGCCATTCTTGCAATAGTAGAACGAGATAAAGCCTCTCCAGAAGCTAGTTGATTAGCTCTAGTCCAACCAACAGCAGTTCCACAAGAACTACCATTCTCTTTCTTCCATTTTAAAGCTCTCTTAGCGTTGTTTCTAGCTCCCTGTGGATAGTCACTATAAGTTTTAAGTTCAACCTCGTTAGAAGCACTTAAAATCTCTTGTATCTCGTATATTTTAGCTAGGTCCTCTGCTGATAATTCTTCTTCTACACTTTCATTAGGTGCATCTTGTTTCTTATCGCTAAAGAAGCCTTCTATACTAAATCCTTTTACTTTCTCTGTCTTAACAAACTCTTGCCATATCTCGTCATTGTTTACTTTTACAGATACCATCCAAGTTCCTACAGGCATATTAAGATTGTACTTTCTTGACTTGTCGTGTACTGCATCTTCTATTATCCAAGACTCTACAACAGATAAGCCACCTAATTCTACTTCGTGCTCTAAAGTTGAGTTGTTTTGTTTACCCCTTGATAGGAAAAGCTGTGAGGCTTTTCTTACAGTATCTTCTGAGAAGTGTATGTAATACTCTTGCTCACCATTTCTTCTGTAAATCTTTTTGTTAGGTATCAAAGCAGCACCCATAAGGATACGCTTTTCGTTATCTACCTCAGCAAGTTTAACTTCTTGTGATTTAAGAGCAATAAAATCTTCTTCTATAGCTGGGTTCTCAACGATTGAGATAGCCTCTATGCCACCCCACTCGTTTTCTTCATCTATAAATAATTCAAATATATCTAAGTCTTCCATAATGTTATAACAATTTAATTTTTTTTTGTTTCTAATCTCCTATAGTTGCACTTGACTGTATCACGTTGTCTAGTTGTTGCTGAGATGTCATTTGTGAACTTACAACGTATGCTTGTATTGGCTGTTCAAATTGACCGCCTATACCTTCAGCTAATTGGTTAATACCTGTAGAGCCTACCAAGTTAAAGTCAAAACTTCTACCTCCACCTCCTTGTTCTCCTCCACCACCAGAAGGACCTCCAACACTACCTTGAGAACCTAGACTTGTTGACAATATAGATGCTATTGATATTCCAGCAGCAATCTTGTTTTTACTTATCCTAGCTGCTCCTCCTGCTTTTATTCCAGCAGCAGAACTAATACCAGAAGTACCAGCAGCTATAAGAGCAGCACCAGCAGGATTACCTCCAGCTAACATTATACCCCCTTTGACTTTTGCAGCAGTACCAGAAGCTATAACTTTACCAGCCTCTGCACTTGTATTAGCTATAATACTTTGGTTAGCAGCCTGAGTTTCTACTACTATGTTTGCTATTGCAGCTCCCTTTTCCAGAACTAATGCAGCAGTTGCCAGAGCTTCGTTTTCACCAGCTATGTTTTTTAGTATACCACCTAATCCACCAAGCCAAGAAATGTATTCTTGATTAATATTCTTTTTAGCTTCAATCTTGTTTCTCTCTAACTCTATCTCCTGTTGAACCTGATTCATTTGGAATGCGTGTCTTTCTCCTTGAATCATTTGTTCTACTTGTAGTAGCTCAAAGCCTTCATCTAATAAGTTCTTCTTTTTTCTCTCTAGGTCATTTTCAAAATTAGCTTGTTCTGCATCCATTCTTTGTCTAGCCATTTCATTTTGTCGGTCTATACTTTCAGCACCCACAGCACTCATTGGTCTATTTAAAGAACCAGCTTCTGTTCCAGCAGTAAGTGATTGTAACATTGACTCACTAGCATTTATTTGAGTTAACCTTTGGTTTACTAACTCCTCAGAAAATTTACGTTCTAGTTCTAACATTTGAACGTGCTTCTCTGCTGTGTGCTTTATTCCAAGTGCAGAAAGTGCTTCAAAGTACTCTCCATCTGCTTGTATTTGAGATAGTCTAAATTTTTCTTTAGCCTCTGCATTTCTCTTTCTGCTTTTTGAAGAAGCTAGAAAATCATCAAGTCTTTTTTGTTGTTTATCTCTAAACTCAGTTCTTCTTCTTACTAAATCCTGTCTTTCGTATTTTTGTTTTATCTTTAACTTCTCAACCTCATTTTCTTCGAGCATCATAGCCTCTCTTCTTTGGTTGTTTAGTATAAATTTTTGCAAGTCTAGGACTTGAGCCCTAAATCTTTTATTAGCCCTACCTGACCTTCTGCCACTTCTTTTGTTTTCTTTAAATAAATCAGATATATCTGGTATTTGTTTTACTAAATTAGATATAGTTTTCTGAATGTTTTCTATCTCAGAAACAGTTTCTCTAACTGCTGACGAAGCACTGTTGGCTGCTCTACTTGCAGCATTATATCTATTTATAGCTGCATCCTGAGCAGAGGCACTGACAGACTCAAAAGCTAATGCTGCTTCAGCAGATAGTTCTGCTGCCCTAGCTCTTTCATTCGCTAAGTTAAGATTAAGTTCATCTAACTCTATATTTGCTAAAGCAATTTTACTATATTCATCTTCTATGAGATTCTGTATAGCTTGAGCTTTGGCTAAATCTTCTAAGGCTGATATTTTTCTCTCTATAGCTACAACACTTTCGTCTGTTAACTTTCCGTTTTCATCTATTTGAACGTTTAAGTCTTTATACTCAGAGTTTATTTTTCTTACAGATTTAGATGCTTCGCTAGTGCTTAGTGTATTGTCTCTTTGTGCTTGTAAAAGTATCTTAAAGTTAGATGCTGCTTGAGCAGTAGATTCAGATAGTCCTTTAGTTGCTTTCTCAGCCTTACCAGAACTCATGCTCCATCTCTCTAAAAGAGCAATACCTGTTTGTATTACTAGTAA